CTGTTTTACATTTTGATAGATGGTCTGAGTGGAGTTGATTATTGTCTCATATTCTCCAATACCATCTTTAATACCTTTAAATAAATAATTCTTAAACTTTAAACCTAAATTAACTACTTCACTACCAATTCGGGTAAGAATACCAAACATTACTTGGCCTTTTACCGTGAAGAAATCTGCTACATTTCCCCAATTCTGTGTAAGACCACTAAAATTGTCTTTATTTAATGAACTAAGCTTATTATCTAAACTATTTAATGTATTAATACTTTGATTAACGTTTGAATCAAAGTTGGAATTGTCAAACGACATCTTTACAACTTGTTCATCAACTGAAGAACGAGAATATGACATTCATTAACCCTCCTCTCTGAAGTATTTGTTTATTTTATTGATGACTGGTTCTATTGCTGCTTCAATGTAATTATATCCTTGAGTCCATGTACCATCTAATGCAGCATGCCCTGTATCAACAATTACAGCAACATTAACACCGTTATTTACATTGGTATTATACCAAATGAGATGAGTAACTCCATTATCCTCATTAATCTCATAATACCAAGAATTTGCTGTTTTACCTGTTCGAACAGGGGTAGCTGCCTGCAAAGCGTCTACCCCCATCTGCCCGAACTCATTTAACTTAATAAATTTCTTATCAACCTTCATCTTATTAAGACGACTTTTTATTCTATTATTAAATCTTTTGTCATAACCAAAAGTAACAACTTGCTTCATAATAGAATTCTCCTTATCATCCTTTGCTGTGTAAAGCCGCCCTTCTCATCTTATTCAAAGATGCATTTTGGCTTAATACGCTCAAAGGTGACATCTTTTTAGCAGGCATATTCTCAAGGCTACAAACCCTAATTAATGTAAGTAATCTATTCAAATGCCACTTCTGACAAGGATCAAATGGTATTTCATTCTGTATCATCCACGAATAGATTACTTCTGAAGTAATAATCTTATTACTAGGCGGAGGCGTATTCTCTTTAGCAAACCATGTTGCTGTTTGAGGGTCTTGTATATAACGCATTATCTCGACTTTATTCATCTGAGAAATGTTTACAAATGCTTCTGCAGGAACATTAGTCAATGACATACATCTAACATAGTCAATAAACTCTTCCTCCGTCTTCTCATGCTTCTCATCAAGAAACGGTTTATGCCATTTTGACTCCCATTTTGAAATAGAAATCAAAGAATGCTCAAGTGTTACTTCCTGCGGATCAGAATAAACAAACGTTCCATAAGGATGGTCTGCATCTACCGCTTTTTCATTAAAAAATTCTCTTGCAGGGATAACTATCTTTAGCATTCTAATACCTCTCTAAAAATTAGTTATTTCCGGAAGGAAGATTAGTTGTCTTTGCCTGACCTTCCTGCTTCTTTGCTTCTGCTAACAGATCCGGAGGCATGATTCCATTAACGAATGCTGCTGCCTTATCAGGATCTAAAATAAGTTCTGTGAAGAGTGCATCAAATGCAAGGCTCTGCTCAAACTCTTCAGATAGCTTTACGCCATTTCTCTTCTTAATGAATGCACGGCCGTCCTCAGACTTCTCGCCGTATGCTGTAAGGATAATCTCCTTAAATGTATCCATAATCTCTGCACCATTAGATGCCTTAGAGATTCTCTCAAGTTTCTTAGAAAAACCGCCGGGTGTCTTAAGTTCCATCTCCGTAAGTTCTGTCTTTGTAATGAAGAAGTAAAGTGTTTCTTCTCTTGTATTTCCGTCGAAATCTTCGTATTTAACTGTCTTCTTTAACATAGTAATTTTTCCTTTCAAGATTTAAAATAAGCGGGCCAGCCGAACTGAATACCCGCCGTTGTTTTGTGGATTAGCCCTGTCCAACAGATGAAAGAAGTGTATAAACTTCATCAGGGAGAGGGAGATAAGGGTCTGCTGACTGAGTGCCGTAAAGAGCAGCCTCAAGAGCAGCAAGACCTGTAGCCGTACACTTAGTAGAATCGATCGTAATAAGTGCTGTAGGCTTGTAAGTAACGCCATTAACTGTGCAGTTAACAGGTGTGGTTGTGATAGTCCAAGAGAATGTGATTGCAGAAGGGCTATCATTAATTGTCTCGTAAGATCTCTCTGAAGGAGACGCCTTACAACCATAGAGCAGGTGGAGCTTATAGCCATGATCCTGACCATCAGTATCATTACCAAGAGCTGTTCTGTAGCAAAGACCGAATGTCTTTCTAGCCTGCTGACCAATCATAATAGGTGTAACAGAAGGCAGAAGTGTCCAATCTGCAGCATCCCAAGCACCAGCTGTCTCAATAGCAGCCTTAGCCTGATAGTTACGGCCATTGTAAGATACGATAGCATCCTTTGCATATGTGGATGTAGAAGAGAATGCAGGTGCAAGAATCTCTACACCGGCAGAGCCATCACATACAGCAAACTCATCAGGATATGTGTAAGCATTGATTGTAGCGCCAAGCTCCTCTGCAGAATAGAGGTTGAGATACTTAATATCGTCTGCATAGAGAGATGTAGCCTCTGCACCAGAAGGTGACTCAGTAACGCCTGTCAAACCGTTCCAAGCAACACCAGGACTATAAACATGCTCGCCGGAACCAGTCTTAGTAGCATCATAAAGATACAAAACACCCTTCTTAGTACCAGTTTCAAACATTCTTTCGGACGTCTTGTCCCACTCAAGAATTGCCATTAAAGTTTCCTCCTATAAATTTAATTCCAATAGATTATATACACGTCATGATACAATTGATCTGATACAAACTCTCTCTGAAATCTGCATGTTGGTATCTGAGCGATAACGTCAATTACAGGATCATCAGGGTCAGTATGCACATAAGTCAATTGGTAGCCATGATCGAGCTTATAAACATTGTTGTTGGCAAAAGCACCATCTATACGAGTTCTCGAATAAACGATGCATGGATATTGAATTTTTTTGTTTTCAGGAGGTTGAAAATAAACATTGGCTGTTATTGTCTTCAAATAGGCTTGTAAGTCTAATCTGGTTTTAGCCATTATACAAACCTCCTAAGCTTAAAATTAACCTAGGAGCTAAAACTTCTACGCTATTAACTTTCCATTTTGCTCCTAGGTATTTAGCATATCTAATTGAATGGAAGTTATCCATAGCATACTGATTTGCAAGAATGCTTATACGATTTGATACATTCAGGTCAGGATTTATAGTATCTGAACTTTCTATCCTTCGTGTTGCACTAAGTACATCTCCAGGATACTTCTTCTTAACTATTGTTTCTTTCCATATACCTGAACCAACAGGATCTTCTGCTGTTGTAGCAAATCCAATTTCATCGTAATACTTAGCCATGGAGATTCTCCCTAAATTTTACTTCTATTTTGAATTAAGAAGGATCAGCAAGAGCTGCAAGAGTGCCGATGTCTGCGCTTGTAGCTGTTGTGCTGTTGGGCTTAATGTAGTAAACAGAGCCTACAGAAGAAGACTCTGCATACTTAACAGGAATTACATAACCTGCAGAAGATGCAAGTTCAATTACAGAACCCTTAAGGAATGCGTCCTTAAGCTCGCTTGTATAGAACTGCTGTGTGCAAGCAGCATCCTTGTAAGCCTTTGTTTCGCCTGACTTCTCATAAATAAGGATAGCAGCGACATTCTTATCCTTAGCCTGCTGGAAAATCTTTCCCATCTTAGTATCCTCCTATAAAATTAATTAGCCCTGGCCCTGAACGGACTTCTCAAGAACGATAGCAGAGAAAGGCTTTGTGAGAGCACCAGAAGCACGTGTCTCGATGAGATACTTCTGCTGGTTGTAGTCGATATCGAAATCGTCAAACATGCTGATAGCGCCACCCTTATCTGCACCTACGTTATAGTCGTTGAGGTTAACAACAATACCCATAAGAGTATTTGTGTAAGCCTGACCAGACTTTGTAACCTGTCTTGTGAGGTTCTCCATTACAGGAACAGTAACAATCTTAGAAACTCTGAGCTTTGTAGCGAGCTGTGTCTCTGTCTCATAGAGAGCGTGACCGATAGAATCCTCAAGGAGGAGCATATCTGTGAGGAAATCCTCAGTTGTGAAGAGAACAGGGTTACCAGAACCTCTGTAGTCCTTTCTAGCCTTGATGACAGCTCTGATAAAGTTCTTAGCTGTAGCGTCGTCATTCTCACCAATTGTAACTTCCTTCTTGATGCAGAAGAGATCTGCTTCCTTCCAGATAGGACGGATGTTGTCTTCATTAATCTTGTCATCATCAGAAGCGAGTCTGCCGTCACCAACGAGAATAGCACGAGCGATTTCCTCATCAAGCATAACTCTCATCTCTGCCTTAATCCAAGCAACTACATCGAAGTCTGTGATGTCGATGATGTCATCACGATCGAGCTTCTGCTTCTTGTAGATTGTCGTAGGAGTTGTAGTTCTCTTCAACAGAGAGAATACTTCTTCCTTCTTGAGGTTACCCTTGATGTAACCCTTAGCTCTTGCCTCATCCTCTGTGATGTCAGCAAACATAGACTTAATTCTAGAGAAGGGTGACTTATGAACACCGCTCATAACAGTGCTAACCCACTCCATCTTTCTAGAAATAAACTCAGGCTTATCCGTGAAGGTCTTAGCCTCAGGGAACAACCAGTCAATATCCTTAATACCATACTCATCTGCGTGAGCAATGAAAGAATCTCTCAGAGAACCAAACTTCTTACCATCAGTGATGATTGTCTCGATCTGAGAATGTGTGAGTTCTGCCTGATCTGCAGAACCGTTGTACTCATTTGCACCATCAAAAACGTTGTGCTTCATTTCCTTTTCTCCTTCATCTTCAGTTTCTTCTTCTGCGCTGCCCTTTTCAGCAGCAACGCCAACAAGGTACATCATTACCTTCTTTTGTTCTTCGTTCATTGTGTCAATAACATCCTGAACTGTCTTTTCCTTACCGGACTCTTCATCCTTAGGCATTTCCTTTTCCTCCTGTTTATTTTCGGCATGCTCAATTACTTCTTCAGGCTTCTCTTCCGGCTCTTCTGTCTTAATGTCTGAATGCTCAAACTCAACGTCAAAACCGTCAATGTAGTCATCATTGTAAATAACTGCCTCTGTAGAGCTGCCATCTTCACCATGAGCCATAGAAATGTCATCAATCATTGCTCCAGGATTTGCACCTGCAATAACGAGTGATACTTCTCTAATAGCACCATGAAGGACATCTCCATTTTTCTGAACCAAGTTGTTCGCATAAATAGACAACTGGTTTACATCACCGTGAAGAACAAGAGTCTTTGCCTGCTTAGCCGGGTCTGATTCGTTAAATGTGCAATAAGCCCTAACGCCATCACCAACACCCTTAAGCAATGCATGGCCAAGAACATTCATGGGATCTCCATGCTGATGCTGCCATACGAGAGGAACAACCTTTCCATCACACTCCTTAAATGCGCCGGCGCGGATGGTGCGTCCATCTGAACACTTGAGATCATTCCTAGTGGCATAACCACTAAAATCGTATTTCATTTTGATGTTTTTCTCCTTTCATAGTATTAATTTATTTGACTGATTGGTGTATTTCCGATTGAATCACCAGTTGAGTTATCTGCACTCGTTGTCATTGGTGCATTTCCAAGCTCTTCATCGGATTGATTAATGTTCTTATTTCTAAGTTCATCACCTCTAGGATCATCGACAGGCTTATAACCAATAATAGCTCTGAACTCATTAGAGGAAAGGATCTCATTACGAGTAAACTTATCGGCCATGTCTGCAATCTTATCCGTAGGGGTAAGTTTGAACGGATCTTTAAAGAACATTATTCGCTGTTTTTGTGATCGAGCTGTCTTAGTTAGGAACTTTCTAGACATCTCTTCTGTAATAGCTGAAACAATAGGCTCAATTGTTCTAGAATGATAGTTTAACATTTCTGACTCAGTCGCTGTTCCATCAAATACGCCCTTTGTCATTCCGAGTTGGTTGTAAAGCATCTCTGTCAAATACTGTATCTGATTAAGCATGTTATTCTCTACAGATCGATTCAGCTGTGTTATATGTTCTGTTCCATCCGTATACGCAATACCATACTTAGAACCAGACAACTGCTGCTCAATGTCTTTACGTCTTCGCTCAGCCTGTTCTCTTCTAGCTTCAGTTTTTATTACATAAGGTAAACCAATAATTAAATCAAGTTTACCTGAGCCTGACTGTTCATCAACCGCATCAAGAATATTAAGCTTCCTAATAAGTCTCTTTGCTACGGAGTTAGGTTCATTCATTACTGAATAAAGCGGATTCTCTATGATTGAGACTATCTTTTTAGGAAGGATCTTTTCCTCATGCTTACCTGTTCTATCGTTGTAAAGCCTTACTTTTACATACTGCGGAAACCATTCAACAACACTACCAACTCTCATAGTCTGGATGTCATATGATCCAGTCTTAAGAGGGTTTAATGTTGTATCTACTGGAACAATAGCAACACAACCTTCATCAAACATTGACATAACAACATCTTGAATAAATGCTCTTCCTGTCTGGTCAATATTTGCTTCTTCTGTAAGAGCATAATTTAGATCGGATTTAATCGTTTCTATATAACGATCATTGTCATCAACTCTAACATGCTCTATGTCTAGTGCTGCTACATCCATCGCAATACGGGTGTAAATAGCTGTTACAATTGTTTTTTCGGTACCACGAGTAGCACGAAACATGTCTGGTCGTCTAGTATTACTGGGACCAAGTTCTATGTATCGCTTATCTTCCGTCGGGTCCTTATTCATGAAGGCATTCCAAGAATGTTTAAGCCTTTCACCAAAAGTTAATGCCATTTTGAATTACCTTCCTTTATAAATATTGTGTCTTCTTTTTAATAAACTTCTTATTTAAATCCGATAATCCAACTTTTGTGACAGAGTTATCTATTAAATACTGTTGTGTCCAACCATATTCTGCTTTCTTTTCCATAGATAAACTAGAAAGTGGCTTTTCTTTATGTTCGCTAATGACAGAAGAAGCTGTTGTGCTAGATGCTTTAGGTGTGCTTTCTTTTGTTTTAACTTTCCATCTTTGGCCTGTGATTCCGGTTTTTCCTGAATTCTTTCCGGCTAGATTATTAGAAGATTCTTTAGCAATGTCTTTATTCTTACCAAACATTCGTTCGGCTCTATCTTTTACAGCTTGATCGTGCTCTTTGGTTCCTTTATTATTAACAGGATTTCTTTTAGCTTCTGCTTCAGCACGTACTTTATCAATATCTGCTTCCATCTTTTCTCTATCAAGTTTATTAGCATACTTAAGTTTATTAGTAAGAGTAGTATTAGCCAAGGTTCCTAATTGGTTCATTAGATTAGGAACTGCAGCTACTGCAATTGCTCTAACCGCCTCTCCAGTAGGACCACTAAAAAATCTATCTGCTTTTGCCAAAGCTCCATCTGGCTTTTTAGCAAGAGCATATTGCTTGTTATATTCAGACTGAAGCTTGAGTCTATCAATTGCAGACTGAAGCTCTTCATCAGACATCTTTTTGGTATTTCTAAATTTGGCCTTGCCACGACCTTCTTGATCTGTTTTAGCCTGTTCTTTCTTAATAACTCTAGCAGTCTTACCTGCTTCTTTAATTCTATTTCGTTCTTCCTTAGCTGCTCTTCTGTCCTTCTCTTTCTGAGCTTTAGACTTCAGATTAAGCTTGTATTTCTGAGTTTCATAGGTGGCTTTTGCCTTAGATCTGGCATCGCCTTCACCATAACGTTCACGACCCTCAGGAGTCCATGAACCATCTTCGTTTTGAAACCGACGATGTCCCCATCTTTGACCCAATATACCATGATGATAGAGCTCATCATCGAAGACATAATTTGGTTTCTTTGTCATTTTATGTCCTCCTTAACTATAAATATAAACATTTTTACGTACTTTTACTCCATCTTTTCCTTGTCTAGCAGAATAATAAACTATTGATGGAACAGATAAATTAAATAAATCTTCATTTTCAATTCCAATGTGGCCAAAATATTGTTTTATTCCTAATTTAGAAGTGTCAAAATCTTTTCCTTTTAATTTTGCTTTATATATTTCTACATTTTTATATTTTTCATATAATTCAGATGCTTTTTTATATGCAAAACTATCAACTTTATCTATAGCATCTAATTGGCTCTTTTTATTTAGTTGAATTCTATTTTTTCCAGATTCTTTAGTTATTTTTACATATTCTTTATCCGCATTTTTAACAGCTTGCTTATATTCCTTCTTTAAACTTTTATAACCTTCCTTAGTATAACGTCTTTCCAAACCTTCAGATGTATAAGTACCATCTTCATTCTGAAAACGCCTTACACCCCATTTCTGGCCTTGAATACCATAATGGATTAGGTATGAAGGATAATCACTCATACAAATGCCTCCCTGTTTGCTTTATAAGCAACATAGGCATCCATCAATGCAGCAACATTATCGATCTTCTCGTCATGTCTCTGCTTAAATAGCTTTCTGTTGCCATTTGTATCCTCTAATGTGATACAGTTTCCCATTGTGTAACTCATAATCTCTTGATCAAAGATTAACAATCTTTCTTCTGAAAGTTTCTTAATTTCACCAAGAGGAACTGACTCTGTTCTAGCGCCCTGAATAACTTTAGTAACACCGAATGCTCCATTCTCTGCGGACCAACGTTCTACAAATCCTTGAGCATTATATGGGTCAAATCCAAAGCATCGGACATCATAAGAACTGTCATTAATAAACTTGTCTAAGTCGTCATAAACTTCCATCATATCGAGAACAGTACCTTCAAGTATTATAAGAGTACCTTCCTCAATAAACTCTTCGTACTTTAACCTTAATGCTGCTGGAAGTTTACTAAGTGTAAGAGATGTTATATAACTTCTTGCCTTAATTCCGAATCTTTCTCTGCTTAAAGGAAATAGGAATGTAAATGCACAGAAGTCGTCACCCTGTGAAAGGTCCGCTCCAAGTGCACAAGGAAGTGACCAGAATTCTTGCTTTCTATGAGGTTTAGTTTCTTCATAAGTAAAGAAGTATGTGTAGCCCTCCATAGGAATATTAAATCTCTTTGCAAGAATGTCATTTCTTGTAGATGGAGCTTGTTCGGCTCTCTCAACATCTAATTGATAGGTTTCATATGTAACCGTCTTACCAAGATTCGGGTTAGCCTTAATCCACATTGAAGGGTCGTTTATCTCCTTAATGTCGTCAAGTGTATAATACCAAATCGATACATGCGGATTTACATATTGGCCTTTAAGGATGTCAAGTAATTCCATTTTGATGGTATCTCCAGGACCATTTCTTACAGTACCTTCCGATGAGGTTGCAATGATAAGGTAATCATCCAACTTAGATGCACCCTGCTCAATACAGCCAATAACATCTTCCTTAATATCGCCAGAAAGCCACTCATCTACCGTTGCTATCTTACATCTCAAGCCCTGTAACTTATCAATAGACATAGGTCTAATCTCAAGAATAGAATTTGTAAGGAAATTTTCAATTCCTTTCTTAGTGGATGCCAGCTTCTGTCGATTTGCTCTGTTTCCTGTTGTATTTTGAAGCGAGCCCTCAGTAAGAAACTTAAACAGAGGTCCACGCGCACGCGCAATAGAGGTTCTAAATGGCGACATTACCTCTTCTGCCTGCTTCATCGTAGGAGCTACGGTAATCTGATGCGTTGTAGATGTATCAACACATAAGAAAAATGCTTGAATACAATAGTCATACATTGACTTTGCAGCGCCTCTTGGAATGATTAAGTATTGTTTATTAGTAAGTCTTTTCTTAATCATCTTCTTTTCGTAATGTCCCTTAGTTCCTTCAGCAGGATTCGGTGGAACATATACGCTACGTTCTACATAATAATACCAACAGAATACTTGTTCCGCCCAGAGCTTGAATGTTTCTAATAAGTTTAAATCATCGCCATTTGTGAGTGTAAGTTCAGACTCACAATATTTAACGAAACCATCCATAGCATGTTCATCATAGTAAACACCTGGGTTTCTTATAAGGTCATCAATACGATTCATCTCCATTGAGATATATCGATTGACTGGTATTTCTCCTCTCATTACAGCGGCTCTGAATTCGCCATAATATTTGGGAGTCGCTGTGTTTGATAGCATTATTCTTGCTCCTCGCTTTGTCCATTATAAACTCTCATTGCCTTAATTGCATCTGCATAAAGCTCTCTTAAATCGCCTTCAGCTTCAATAGCAGAAGTCTTAGCAACGACTAGTTTCTTTTGTTCTTCGAGAATCTCCTTCTCAAGTTTTTCCTTACTCGAACCAAGTTTTAAATAATGTGTAATAACTTGGGATGAAGCTGTTCCTTCTCTTAATTGTTTTTCCGCGAGATCAATAGCCAAAGATACAAGTTGCTGTTCCCTCGCTTCAGGTGACATTACTGGAGGACTTTTAATCTGAGGCTGATCGTCAGGAACTCTACTAGTGTTTCTTTTTCCCATTTAAAGTCACTTCCAATCCTTTACCTTTCATTATTTTGATATGATCAAGCCTTCTACCAACAATCACATCATGCTCTTCGCCAACATATATTTACAGCCTATGTCATCAGCTTTGACCTGGAAGAGCGTCCCAAATTAGTTGCCTTTAATGAAAGCAGTACAGCTTGTGTCATGTAAGCACTTAAAACCTGACACAACTTGAAAGGAGCATGGCCCGCACCATAATTAGCCACAACTTTGCTATACTGCTCTCACTAAAAGCAACTAAAAGCAGTATTGGTCACTACCGGCTTACCCAATACTGCATAATCTGGCCTGCTTCAGATATTTTTATTTAGTTGTTAGTTTCGACTCATATGCTCAATCGCGCTGCGGTAGCTTTCACGCTCCTCTGGAGTACGTGCATTCATCATCATTTTGTTAAGATGATCAATCATTTCCTGTTTACCATCATCACGACTCGTATAACGACCAATCATATCCCTTCCTCTAGCATAAGAGTTAGGCTCTCTGTATCTGTCGTATGAAGCACGAGTCATTGAGTAGTCCTCATCGTATCCACGTGAATAACCTCTCATCCAGTCTTCTGACTCATAGTTCTTCATCGCATCAACGGTTTCGACATCCTTTATGTAGTCCATCATTTCACCAATAATAGCTACATCGTCACAAGTCCAAGTATCCTTTTTGTTAAGACGCTTGAGCTCATCTTCCATTCTGTCTTTAATTTCATAAATAATATGCATTTATACACACCCCCTCTTCTTAATAGAGACGCTACCGTCTATAACATTAATAGAAGGAGTGGGTACTGTAGTGCCATCTGTAACACCACTTACGTACTCTACTGATGCCGTTATGCAGCAGCATCTAGGTACATCGATTGTTGCTCTACTTGTTACATTACCATACTCGTCTACAGCAGCAGGTGTAAGAATTGATCTACTGCCCTGCTGTGATTCTCCAGCAATGACAACCGCTGTAGCAATAGGGCCTACAGTTCCATCAGTAGGAATAGAGATGTTACCTGTAAATTCTACATCATATGTAGATACACAATCTCTTTTGCCTCTAAGAATGAAAATTCCAGATCCATTTTGATGAATTACGTTGCCGTTTGGACACGGATTAAGATCGAGAAATGGAATAGCAGTATTAAGAGCAACAGATTCAACTGTATCTCTTGTTAAATAATCTGCCATGGCTGTCACCTCGCTTAAGAGCAACCACAGCCGCAACCGTTATTGCAAGTAAAGATAGGTGTTCTACCATAAACAGGAGTTGTTCCAACAGGGCATGTATCAAGTCTGTTATAAATGCTGTCAACAATCTGCTGATTCTGAGCTGTCTGAGAAGCCTGACCACGAGCAAAGAGAACTTCTTGCCTAAGCTGAGCAATCTCATCATTCTTGGCATCAATCTTATCCTGGCAAATCTGATCCTTAATAGACTGAATGCCGCCATTAATTGCACCAAGAATAGACTGAGTATTCTGAACATCAGCTGTTCTGGTAGCGCATGCTTCGCGAGCAATATCAGAACCAAGATTAGCTGTAGCAAGGCGATTGTCGCAGCAGCACTGAGCGAGCTGAGATGAAAGGGCGTTCATGTTCTGAGTCATAAACTGAGTATCAGTAAATCTCTGATTCAGAGCGTCAATAGCTCCATTACATCTAGCAACCTCAGCATTAGCAAAGCCTGTTGTGACAGCGGTCTGGATTCCACTAAGCTGACTTGACAAACCTGAGTTATCAAATCCGCGGTTAACGTCATTCTGCGTCTGCGTGTTCCAGAGATAGGGCATTACTCCGTCAGCGCCATAACCGCCGCCAAAGCCATTACCCCAACCATTGCCACCAAGCAAAAGCAACAGAATAATCCAAGCCCAATCACCGCCCCAGCCAAAGCCGTTGCCGTTACATCCATTGTAGCCACCATACATAGGAGCCACAGGCATAACCATGTTGTCTGTTCCATTAGAAACCATTTCAGTTCCTCCTTTAAAATTATTTCTCTATTGTTGCGCAACAAATAGAAACTATTTGGGAGGTGCGGAATGGTGCGAATGGTGCGTTAGTGCTTAAGTAATATTTAATTGTGAATAAATTGCTGCATCTGCATAATTCTATTGACTTGATCCTGCGATACCTGACCTGTAGTTAATAGATGCTGAAGTATTTCGTTTGGATCTGTCATTCCTTGTGGAACATTATACTTTGCACTCAACATTGCAGATGGATTCTGCTTTAATTGAGACAACATTGTAAACATGTTTGGTCTTTGTTGAAACTGCTGAAATATCGGACTACTCATTATTTGTCCTCCTTAGCAGATTGATTCTTGTAATTTCCCTGCTTAGGTTTCAACAGCTCCTTGATTTCATTCTTAAATGATTCAAAGTCTGATTTGTTTACATAATTATCAGCTATTATTTGTTCATTAGTTTTTTCAACTCGTTCTACATAGTCAAGAATCCTAATTGGTAATGGTCTGCCAAACTGGTCAGTTGTCTTTGTATATATCACAGGAAGTTCTGTATCAATTAATACAACGAACTGTCCAGGAGCAACTGGGTAAGCTTTGGCAGCTGCTTCACCTTGTACATAAGCACAAGTAGGTGAATTGAAATTTTGTTGAGGGTAGTAAGCTCCTTGTAAGGGTTGATTGTACCGCACCATAATCATTTTCCTTCTTTCTTAAAGTAATATAAAGGGATTTTGTTTCCACTATCCCAAGAATCATAGTAGTCGCCATCAATTACAGCAATAACATGCGTTCCTGTGGCGAGAATATAAGTTCCTTGTGGATGGTCTTCACAAAAATCTCTAACAGTGTAACAGTCTGGACATTCATTCGGGATAATGTATCTCGTGAAACCAGACTTTCTCAATAACGCTGGCCAATTTTCATTTGAAGATGGCATTAACTTGTTTTTAAATCCAAATTCAGCTAACATGCTGTAAACATCATCCCAAGTTTTGCCAAAAGCCAACGTCAAAGCTCTAATAACACAATCTCCAGTATTGTTTCCGTATGGATTTGGGTTATAGAATATCCAACTCATTATACTTTAACTCACTTTACTATAGATTTATGGTGCATTTCTATAGTTTCCTTACAAGTTTTTGGTATGCTTTTACAGCCTGGGAACTCCGTGAATACGTTCGGTATCAGCCGTAGCCAGTAGGGTTACTACCCGCGGAGCTTTCAGACTGTAAATGCAATTCTAAAATATCCCACCGGGGCATTTTTTAAGACCAGCGCGATGGCATAGGGGGGTATATTTGCGCGAACCCCCCTCTATATATCTTTTTTGAGCCTTTACAGGGGATATGTGGTCAATCCAAGGATTCCCTGAAAGATTCAAATAAGTGTATAGAATGAGAATTAGCGCCAATATTTGTTAAATTTTGTCAATTTTTGCAAATTTTTAC